GAACTTGTTGTTGGTCTGCTCCGCCACGAAGTCCTCGAAGACCGTCTTCAAGGTGGCGGAGATTACCTGAGTGTTGGCTCCTGCCATGTCCGTACCTCCGGTGAGGCACTACCGTTCGGCTGAGAGGATGTTCTGCGCCACTTCCCAGCCGCGCCGGAAGATTGCCTCGTCGTCGTCATCTTTCTGGGTTGATGGTTTGGGTGCTGGCGTGCCGAGCGGACTCGACGCGGATCCGCCCACAGGGAGCCTCTCCGTCGTGCGAGCCTGTCGCATCGTCTGCGCCGCGCCCGTGCGTCTCAGCGGTTCAACCCAACGATCCGTCCACGCCTTGATGAACTCGCCGCGAAGAGCCGCGTTGTCGCCCATGTCGTAGCGCCGGATTCGGGTGGGGTCCGCGCCGATCCAGTCCACGAAGGACTTCGCGATCTCTCTCCGCTGGTCGTCGTTCAGATCGGCTGCGGTCTTGCCCTTGCCGAAGACAGCCGCGAACTCGTTGTGGAGAGCGGAGATGCTGCGCTTGGCGTAGTCATCGAACCGCTCTGCATCGCGACTCGCGTTCTGCTCGCTCTGCGCGACGACAGCTTCCAGCTTGTCCTTGAGCTTGATGATGTCGCGTACCGAGTTCAGGTCGCCAAGCTCAGGGTAGATCTCCTGAAGCTGCTTCCTGATGTTCTCCCGACGCTGCGCTTCCTCTGGGTCGAGGGCTGGCTCGTTCGGGGCTGCGGGACGTGCGGCTTCCATCGCCCGAGCGAGGGCGTCTGTCAGCCGCGTATTCATCTCCTGCATCTGCTGGAAGTTGCGTTCCAGTTCTTGCGTGCGGGTGTTGAGTTGGTCGTAGCGGTACTTCGGGATGTTCTCGTCAGTCGTCGATGGCTGGGTCTGCTGCGGAGTACCGGCTGGCGCAGTCTGACCCGGTGTGGTGGGCGCGGGACCACCGCTTCCGCCCGGAGTGGACGCTGCTGGCGCACTCCCCCCTGCTTCATCGACGCTTGGAATTGAGAACTCCGGCCATTCGCCTTCCATAACCCACCTTTGGTGTAGCGGTCAGTTCCGCTGGGTCTGTTGGACAGTATCTCCCACCTGTCAAGGCGAGGACTATTCGGGGCCACGGCCCTGAACGGCCTCAGACTGTCCTCTGGGCACGTCTTGTGTCGCTCCACTCTCGGCGTTCGACCGTTCCATCGCCAGCGCCGCGCCTTGCGGCGGCGGGGGCGCGGCTCCCATCGAAAGCGCCTGTTGGAGCGCCTGTTTCTGCACCACACTGAAATCGTGGCGCTGCATGTGCTGCGTATACACCATCGCGAGGTCTTCTCGCGAGTCCAAGAGCCGCCGTCCAGCGTCCGAGTTCGCCCACTTCCGATGTTCCGCGTTGTGGACCGGATCGTTGTGCCAGTACTGCACCTTCAGCGGACACGGCACCATGTACATCGGCTGCGACTGGTTCTGCATCGTCTCCGGCACCTGAGATCCCGGTGGCGGCGGCGGTGGCATCGCCCCGTTCGGAGAAGCCGGAGGTCCGCTGCTCTCGTCAGGAAGGGGACTACCTGACGTGGCGGTGGCAGCGTCCTCCGGCGCTCCTAGCTGCGGGGTGGGCAGCGTCGAAGGTTCGAGTGCCGGTTCCGGCATGGGCGGGGGCGCGATTGGCGTTGACGCCTCGCTCTTCGCCCACTTCTCGAACGCATCCTGCTCCTGAAGCGCGGATTTCACGTCGTTGTCGAGCGACGGAAGCAGATCCGTCTGCCCAAACACCTTGAGAATCGTGTACCGCTGCTCCGGGTCGGCCTTGTCGATGAAACCAAGCTGATTCAACTGCTCGATCCCGGCGCGTTTGCCGAGTGAGGTCTTCGGGGTCTGCGATCCGTCCTCGATCACGATGTCCACGTCGCCCGTGAGGTCCGCTTTCTGGAAACTCTCGAACGTCCATGACTGATTCGGGCTGAGAACGGCGAAGACACGCTGTTCCGGGCCGTACGATCGCTCCAATTCGAGCGCGAGTTGATACCAGTCGCGATAGAGCTTCCCGCGAGCCGCCAGCGCGGGTCCGAAACGGCTCTGCGAGCGTTCGACGAGCAGTTGGAGTGCCGAAAACGCCTCGACGTTCGGTGGACGCTGGCCTTTGAGGATGTCGGACGTTCCCGCGAGGTTTTCGAGGTCGGTGATGTAGCTCTGACGAAGGTTCATGAGGCTGGGTGACACCGGCTCGCCCGGAATCCGCTCTGGCTTCGCGTTTCCAGACGCGATGAGCGGGTTGTATTTGACCACCAAGCCCGGTTCGCCCGTGAACTTCTTGACTTCCGCGCCCTTCGGCTCCAACCAGACCGGATTCGCGGCTCGCTGGATGATCAACTGAATCAGCGAGTCGATCTGGTTGATCTGATCCTGCTTGGAGAGCAACGGTTCGAGCGGAGAGCGTGCCCAGATCCGACCGCCCGTGTGATCGTACCCAGCGTGGAGCCACGGGAAGAGCGGATTGCCCTTCGGATCCTTCGAGGGCAGCGGTCCCGGTGTGCTTTCGGCGTCGTGCCTCACCAGTTTCGGACTGCTCTCCCCGAGAACGCGAAGGAACAAGCCCTCCGGGTACTCGCGTGACGGCTTCAACCAGAGTTCATACTCTGCGATGCCTTCTGCGAGTGTGGACACCGTGCCTGTCGTCGCGTAGGCGATGCTCGATTGCGTCTGATCGGAGGTCGTCGCGATAGCGCGGAGCAGTTGGAGGGACCGCTCGTTGGGCATCTTGTCGAACTTCATGCCCTTGGCGATGTCCGGGTACGTCATCTCGACGTACTGCTTGGTTCTCCAGCGCGTTCGGATGATGTGCGAGATGTCCTTGAACTCGCGGTAGCCGGAGGGCAGCGCGATCTCGAACGGCGAACACACGTCCGTTCGTCCTGCGCCCTGCGAGACGGTCATCCCGACGCCATCCTGCTTCGTGAACGACTGACTCATGCGGCACTTGGGGCAGAAGCCGCCAGCGTCTTCGATCTCGTCAGGGCCGGACACCGCGCCGCACGCCTGACACGTCTCGAAGGCAACCCACATGCCGCCCTGTGTGGCTCGCTTGTCCCACCACGGATGCAGGAACACGTTGCCGAGAACGATGTACCAGAAGTCGGCTTCCAACTGCACCGCGTCCCAATCGTGTTCGCCACGAATCGGCGCTTCGAGCTTGTCCACCGTCTCGGCGGTGGTCATATTCATCGGGTCTGGGGCGCTGGGACGCGCCTTCGCGCCCAACATGACGCTCTGGAAGACGCTGCGGTAGGAGTTGACCGTCTCGGAGATCTTGTTCGTGACGGGCCGGGGAATCCACTTTGCGATCCGCTTGTCGGCCCACTGGCCGCGCTGCACGTCGTAGTAGATCCACTGGCGTCCGAGTAGGTAGAGGATGATTCTCCACCAGCCGCGCTCGAAGACGAAGCGGTTGTCGAACGCCTCGTCCTTGAGCATCTTGAAGAATGACAGGAGCTTCTGATCGTCGTTGTAGTTCACCGCTCCGGGGAGCAACGCCGGGGCGCGAGCGGGAAGGATTTGGGGGACGGTTGGCATCGGAGGGACCATCGGCATCGACGGCACTCCGGGCATCAAGGTCGTATCCATCGTCGCCCTCCGCTAGTGTTCGTACTTCAGCGAGCCGTCCTCGTTGTGCTTGATGCCCATGCGAGCCGCCACGTCGTCGCCCACGTCTTCGAGAAGCGCCTGAGAGGTCGCGAGCATCTGCACCGGATCCTCTTCGGTCAGGGGCGCTCCCGTGACAGCCGGAGCCTCGAATCGGATCTGCCGGTCGATTTCCACGCGCCCGACCGGAGCATGATACACGGTCTGGAGCAGGAGAGCGCGTTCCTCTTCGAGCCGGTTGATGTGCGTTCGCATCCACTCGACGGTCGCTTCGAGCTTCGCGTTCTCTCCGACGAGCGTCTTCACCTTCTCCGCCTGAAGTGCGGACGCCTCGACGAGTCTCCAGAATCGATCTGCGGTGATGAACATGCTACCCCCAGAAGTTGCCGACAGGATCGTCCTCGCTTGTGGCGAGCATCCCCGGTTCGTCCATTTCGACTTCGGTGTCGTCGAACGCTTCCGGGTGATTGTGCCTCTGTTCGCGTTCGAGTGACCAGCGGATTTCATCGGGCACCTTCGTCAGATCGCGCAGACCTGACGGCGGCTCCGGGTACGGCAGTTCCGGCCATGTCATCATCGCGTAGCGGAGCGCATCGCAAAGGTCGTCGTTCGTCTTCACCACGCGCTCACGCCGCGCCTCGCCGTGCGAGTCCGTGTTCTCCGCCCAGCGGTAGGAGAACATCTGCTGCACCAGCTTCGGACAGGTCGGCTGATAGATCCACAGGCGGCGTCCGAGCAACCATGACTTGACGCGGTTGATTCCGGCGACGACATCGTTCTCAGCGGCGGTCGCGAAGATGCCGTGCTGCGAGAGTTCAATCGCCATCTGCTTCTGTGAGCGGTCGATGGCCCACAGGTTCGCGCCCGAGACGCCGCGAGCGTGCAGCATCGCGAAGAGTTGATTCGCGTGCGCCATCGCCGCCGAATTGCGTGCGTGGTACTCGCCCACACACACCAGCCCGAACTCCGTGCCTACCAGCATCACGCCGCCGAACGGATGATCCGCGCCGGGGTCCATGCCCATGAGAATCGGCCGCTCAGGGTTGATACGGGGCCACTCAGGGATGAAGCGGCGGAGTTCGCTTTCGGCTTGGAGGAGTTGGGGTGCGAAGCTGTCGCCGTAGATCGCGCCCGTGAACGAGACAAACTCCGCTTCCATCTCCTGTTGGAAAAAAAGCGGATCCATCTCCCGCCGTGCGGCCTCCACTTCCACGGGGTCAAGGGCGGGATTCTCCACGGAGCGGTACTTGCACGCCCAATAGCCGGGAACCAATTCGGAGGCGGGTTTCCAGAAGTCCTCATAGCACCAGTCGAAGCCGGACGGAGTGGTGGTGATGATTGCCGTGCCCTTGCGGTCGATGAGCGCGGGGACCAGCGTCTTCCACGCGATGCGCGACACGTCCCGCGCTTCGTCGATCCAGAGGCCGTCGAGTCCCGAGCCGCGCCCCCGGTTGATGTCGTCGAGGGACCGCGCCCGGATGATGGTCCCGTTCTTCAGCGTCCACTCGTAGTGGCTGGCGGAGAACGGCTTCGCGAGCCATGTGTTCGGCAACGCGAGCGCGATGGCTGGCATCACGAAGTCGTGCAGCTTCGGGTAGCTTCCTGCACAGACCATCCACGATTGATTCGGGTACTTCCCGCACTCCGTCACCACGCCCACACCGCCGATGAGCGTCTTGCCCGAGCGTCGTCCGGCGAAGAGGCCGAGCCGCGAAAAGGCGCGATGCCCGTTCTTCATGCGAAGCGCGAGCGCCGCGAGAAACTGCTGCTGATACGGGTTGTGGACGAGTTGAAGTGCGCCGCTGCCCGGTGTGGTGTGCGCCGGATTGGTCATCGGAACAAGTTCGGGTGACGCACCTGACGAGTGATCGTGTCACCGATGGCCGCGAGCTTCTCTGGCGAGTACGTCGAAGGGTCTGCGAGCTTGGCTTGGACGTTCGCCATGAGCGCCTTCAACGCGGG